ACAAATCTCGCGTTGCCTCTGGAACAAAAGCTCGTGCAAACGACCCGCGCACCATCAATGCTGCTAAGCGCCGAGCCGCTGCACTAGAGGGGAAATCCGAATGCCCCGATACCTAGATACACGCGGAAAAACAACCCTAGGGTTGGGGATTTGCGGAAGGTGCAGCCGCAAGTTCTCACTAGACGACCTCCAATCGGACCCGAATGCCCCAGGCTTGATGGTCTGTAGAGCCGACCTCGACGAGTTCGATCCCTATCGACTCCCCGCCCGTCAGCCCGATCAGATCACCCTTCGCTTCTGTCGGCCAGATGTCCCATTGGTGCCGTGATGCACCTCATAGACCAGAGGCTGTGCTCCCCTCTGGGCGCGGTGGTTCCGATGCGACCCTCTCCCCGCTCGGAGCCACCGCGCACGCCCGAGGATGATGAAGTGACGATCTCAGCTAAAGACCTCGACCTTATCAGTGAGGTGATCAAGGCTAGTCGCGTCGTTGATAGCGACGACATGGCTAAGTTCACCAGCAAGATCGACTCCATGAACGACCGCATCACCTCGGTCCACTCCGACCTTCAGACCATGATCCGAGAGCATTCGGAACTCAAAGAAAACATGCAAGGTCTTATGGATGCTTGGAAGGCGGGAGGCGCTCTGCTCGGAACGGCCAAGCTCGCCAGCAAGGTCGTTGGCGCAGTCGCAGCATTCGTCCTCGCCATCGGCGTGATCGGATCAATCATCACTCATCCTGAACTGTGGTTCTCTAAAGGCTCCTGATGCACCTGTCTCCTCACTTCACCCTCGAAGAACTCATCAAGTCCCAGACCGGTGATCGTCTCGGTCTCGACAACGAACCTAACCCTATTCAACTCGCCGCCTTGAAGGCGCTCTGCGTCAACGTCCTCGAACCGATCCGCAACCACTTCAATCGCCCTGTGGTCATCAGTTCCGGCTTCCGTGGACCTGAACTCAACAAGGCCACTGGTGGTTCCCCCACCTCTCAGCACTGTAACGGCGAGGCTGCTGACATCGAGGTCCCCGGCGTCAGCAATAACGAACTGGCTCGATACATTGCCCTCAAGTTGCCGCACGATCAGGTGATTCGCGAGTTCCCCAAGATCGGTGTGCCTGACAGTGGCTGGGTTCACGTCTCATACTGTGTTCGCAAGCTGAACCGTAATCAGGAACTCACGGCGACCAAGGTTAACGGCAAGACCGTCTACACGGAGGGTCTGCCGGTATGAGGAAGATTGTTACCGACTTGTTCACTGGACCTGACGGCGTAACCTGGAGCATCGGGCGAATCTACTCGCTCCCCATGCTCGTCTCGGGACTCGCCACCCCGTTCTTCATGGTCGCTAATTCCATGCCCATCGACCTTGCAGGCTTGGCTATTCTGTTCCCTGCAACTGGCGCGGCGGTCATGGCTCTCGTCACTGGAACCAACAGCACGGAGCCTAAAGCTGATGCCCCTTAATTTTGCTGCGCTTTGCTGCGCCGCTGCCCTGTTGCTCGGACTGGGCGGCGGCTACAAACTCCGAGACCTCATTGCAGACGCCGCTCAAGCAAAGCAGTTACAGGTCGCACAGGAGCAATTGAAATTATCAGAGGCACGAATGGTCGAGAAAGCTGAGGCCTATGAGGCTTTCAGATCAGACGCAATGGCACGACGTGACCGGGCCACCAATACTGTTCGGGAGATATACCGCGATGTCGAAGTTTCTAACGATTGTGCCCCTGTTCCTGATGCTCTCAGGGTGCTCGACGATTCAATCACTCATGCCAACGCCTCGGCTTCAGGCAAACCTGTCGGCCCCGTGCCCTGAACTCAGAGTAAGGCCGGAACCACTTATCGACCCCGAGCGATTGACTTGGGAGATCGAAACCGTGACAGCATACGCAGATTGCGCTAAAAGGCATAGACTGACGGTCGAAGCGTGGCCTAAAGGTGCTACGACCAAATAGCTCTCAAGCAGGTGCTGTATGGCGACCACTATGACATTCACGACGCTGCAAGAGGACGTGCGGCGCTATCTTGAGCGGGGTTCAAGCCTCGCCTCGGATGAGGTCGTGTATGAGCAGCTTCCCCGCCTGATCAATCTTGCCGAACGCCGCATTGCCCGTGAACTCAAGGTCCAGGGCTTTATCAATGTCGTCAACGGCACTCTGACCTCTGGCCTCGCCGTCTACGACAAGCCTGATCGGTGGCGCGACACGGTGTCGATCAGCATCGGGACCGGCACCTCGAACAACACCTACAAGACTCTTTTCACCCGTGACTACGAGTATCTGCGTCAGTATTGGCCGGATGCCACCCAGACCGACGAGCCTGTCTTCTATTCGGACTACGACTACTCGCACTGGCTGATTAGTCCTACTCCCGATGCCGACTACCCTTTCGAGATTCTGTATTACGAACTCCCGGCCCTGCTGGACGACAGTGTTCAGACCAACTGGATCACGGAGTTCGCTCCCCAACTTCTGCTCTATGGGACGTTGCTCGAAGCGACGCCCTTCTTGAAGAACGACGAACGCATCCCTGTGTGGCAGGGCATGTATGACCGCGCAGCAGCGATGCTCAACGGTGAGGATTTGGGCAAGGTGCTTGATCGCTCCGCAGCACGCAAGGAGGCGTAGGTGACGACGTTTACCCAGACTTTCGGTGGGAACACCATCTACCCCTCGGACGTGTCTTATCTGGCACTGGCGCTATCAGCGAACACGACGCTTGAGTGGCCGCTCGAAGCCTCGACGGGTAGCAATATCGTCGCTCGGATCATCGACGTAACGCCCACTGCGGCTTACTCGATCACCATGCCTGACGCGACGCTCACAGGCGTTGGGCAGACGGTCCTGTTCAATAACCTAGGGTCTTTCACCGTCACGGTGAAAAGTTCGACCGGCACGACGCTCATGTCTGTGGCGAGCGGCACCCAGTGGGAACTCTACCTCGCCGACAACAGCACTGCGGCTGGTGTGTGGCGCACGTTTCAGTTCGGAGCATCGACGGCACAGGCTCAGGCATCGGCTCTTGCGGGAGCGGGCCTTGACGCAAACGGTAGTCTACTTGAGCAGGCGACTGCGGTAACGACCTTCAATACCGACTACACTGCCGGTGAGTCCGACCGGGCCTCGGCCTATGTGTGGACGGGCGGCGTCGGCACTCTTTCGCTGCCGTCAGCCTCCTCGGTCGGTAACAACTGGTTCTTCTCTGTCCGCAACGGCGGCACGGGCAACCTGACCATCGACCCCTCGGGCTCCGAGACGATCAACGAGGGCTCGACGCTCGTCCTGCTCCCTGACGACAGCGCCACCATTGTGACGGACGGCTCGGAGTGGTGGACGCTCGGCCTTGGTCAGTCGGCGGTCTTTGCGTTCGACTACACCTCGATCAGCCTTACCGGCCAATCGACGCCCTACGCGCTGTCAGGCTCGGAACTTAACCGCATTACCTATGACTTCGTTGGCGTCCTGACTGCCAACATGGAGATCGTCGTTCCCAAGACGACGCAACAATACTGGATTTCCAACGACACGACGGGTGGCAGTTACACCCTGTCAGTCAGGACCAGCACCCAGAGCCCTGCGCTTCTGGTGACGCGCGGCTCTCGTGGTATCTACTACTGCAACGGCACTGACCTGCTGAAGGCTGACACGCAAGGCATCTCCACTCCTGTTGCGGTGTCGGAGGGTGGCACGGGCTCCACGACGGCAGGCGGAGCCCTTATCAACCTGGGTGGCACGTCTGTCGGCATCGCCCTGTTCAACGCCGCGTCTCAGGCCGCTGGTCAAGCCGCGCTGGGCACTCAGGCGGTCGGCTATGGCGGCACTGGTCTGACGAGCTTCACGACCGGCGACCTGATGTATGCGTCAGGCTCTGCGACTCTGAGCAAGCTGGGCATCGGATCGAGCGGTCAGGTCCTGACTGTGAACGGTGGGGCTCCAGCCTGGAGCACTCTGTCCTCGGCGGCTGTCACGACCTTCAGCGGGGGCACCACAGGGCTTCTGCCGTCGTCCGCTACGTCGGGTGCCATCACGCTCACCGGCACTCTGGCGGTCGCCAATGGCGGCACGAACATCACCTCCTACACGACCGGCGACATCCTCTACGCCTCCGCCTCGGGGGTTATCAGCAAGCTGGCAATTGGGACGACAGGTCAGACCCTCACTGTGTCGGGTAGTGGTCTTCCGTCTTGGAGTTCGGTGTCGTCCGCTGTCACGACGATCTCGTTCGCCTCGACAGGTCTGACCCCCTCGACGGCAACGTCCGGGGCCATCACGGTCGGCGGAACCCTCGTCGTTGCAAACGGTGGCACGGGGGTCGCAACCCTGACCGGCATGGTCAAGGGCAACGGCACGTCCCCCTTCACGGCCGCCACGGCTGGCACGGACTATGTCGCGCCTGCCACGGCCACGACCTTCACGGCCAAGCAGACCTTCAGCGGGTCCTCCTCGGTCAATGCCGCCTTGTTCACGAATGCGGCCGAAGTGGTCACGGTCTCCGCCACGGCCGCGACCGGCACGGTCAACTTTGACTTCGCCACCCAGAGCATTCTCTACTACACGACGAACGCTTCGGCCAACTGGACGACCAACCTGAGGCACTCGTCTGGGACTTCGATGAACACGGCCCTGAGCACTGGGCAGGTCATTACGGGTGTGTTCCTCGTGACCAACGGCTCGACGGCATATTACAACAACGTCGTTCAGGTTGACGGCACGACCTCTGGGGTGACGACCAAGTGGCAGAACGTGGCACCCTCAGCGGGCAACGCTTCAAGCATTGACGCTTACACCTACACGATTATCAAGACTGGGGCATCGACCTTCACGGTTCTGGCCTCTCAGACGAAGTTCGCCTAGATGCCCGCAATCACCTTCATCGGAGCGATGGCGGCGAGGGCCTTCGGCTTCTCGCAAGGGGTTCGAGCGAGCGCGGCGATTGCTGTGTCCCACGCGACGAGCCCGTATGTAACGGCTTACCCTTGGTCAACGGCGGGTTTCGGAACAAAGGTCTCTGATCCCGCGAGCCTTCCGGCATCTACAGGGAACGGCGTAGCGTTTACGCCTTCGGGCTCGGATGTCGCTGTGGCAGCGGGCTCGACCGTCTACGCCTATCCGTGGAGCACGTCAGGCTTTGGAACGAAATATACGAACGCTTCAGGCCTTTCCGTTCCCGTAAACGGGGTGGCCTTCTCGCCGTCAGGAAATACCATTCTCGTTGGTGATGATGGTTCCCGTATAAATGCCTACCCTTGGGCCGCTGGGTTTGGTAGCAAATACGCTGATCCGGCTACGCTACCAGGGTCTAACGCCAAGAGTGTTGCGTTCTCGTCAAGTGGGTCTGATGTGTTCGTCACAGGCGGTGGCGGGCCATCGGTATCGGCCTATCCGTGGTCTTCCGGCTTTGGAAGCAAATACTCAGACCCAGCGACATTGCCGCTCGGCAGCGGGACTTGTGTAGCCTTCGCAAACTCAGGCGACGTGGCTGTTTCTGCTACAGGTAGCCCTCGCATCTTTGTTTACCCTTGGGCATCTGGGTTTGGCACCAAATACGCTGACCCCGCAACACTTCCTGCCGGGAACGGTAACGGAGTGGCGTTCGGTGGCGGAGCGATTGCCGTTGCTCACGACACAACCCCCTATGTTTCGGCATACCCTTGGTCGGCTGGCTTTGGGAGCAAATACTCTGACCCAGCAGCACTTCCCGCTGGCAACGGAAATGGCGTTGCGTTCTCAGCCGATGGTTCTGCAATCGCAGTTGCTCACGACACAACCCCCCGCATTACGGCATATCCTTGGGCTGCTGGCTTCGGAACAAAGTTCTCGAACCCTGGCACCCGTCCAACCGGCAACGCTACCGGCGTCGCATTCAACTAGGAGCACTCAAATGGTCACCTCTGAAGAACACCTCCAGAACCTCGTCGCCAACGCCTTCGGTCGTGAGATGGAGGTCTACGCCTATCAGGTCAATGTGGACAACTACGCCACCATGCTTGACGCCCTGCCACTCGGCCCGTGGCCTGAGCGCCTCCAGGATTACCGCACCACGCCCATCGAGCAACTGCCTGTCGATATGAGCGAGGATGATGTCGGGCTCATTGCTGACTTCCAGTATCGTGATCGCATCACCGGCCTACTCCGCACTGAGAAGGTCGAGCAGGGTAAGGCTCGCCGCGTTCTCGACGCCCTGAAGTCTCAGATAGGCGAGGACTACGACGCTCTCCTCACAGCCCATAAGGCGGTTCAAGGCTAATGCCTGACACGATCCTCCAGATCAAATCGCTCCCCGGCATCAAGCGTGACGGGACTCGGTTTGAAGGTGATGCTTACGTTGACGGCCAATGGGTCCGGTTCCAACGCGGTCTGCCGCGCAAGATCGGAGGCTATCGGGCTGCGAGCAAGTATCTGACGGAGATCAGTCGGTCACTTAACGCCTACACCTATAATGGTCTGACCTACATCCACTCGGGGTCTGCCACCAAGGTCGAGCGCCTTTACGTCAACTTCGATGGTAATGCCAGCGTCGTCAGTAACCGGACCCCTCTGAGTCTTGTCGCTGACGACAATAACATGTGGCAGTTCGACGTAGAGACTGATCCGACCGGCAACCTGATCATCGCCCAAGTTGCTCCGAACCTGCTGAACATCACCAACAACGATGGTGGTCAGTTGTTCTACGGCGACCTGCTCGGGACTGATCCCCTGACTGAAGTTACGGCGTTGCCTACAGGTTATAGCCTGACGGGCGGTGTCGTCGCCCTCCACCCCTACACGTTCATCTATGGAAATGATGGGTATGTAGCCTGGAGCGTCGTCGGCGATCCAACTGACTTCACGGGGACTGGCTCAGGCTCTGCGAACGTCGCCTCTCAGAAGATCGTCAAGGGCCTTCCGCTCCGTGGTGGTCCCGGTAACTCTCCTTCCGGCCTGTTCTGGACTGCTGACGCTGTGGTCCGAGCCTCCTTTGTTGGT